GTATGATTGGGTGCTGAGTTTTGACGCCACCTCTCTTTATCCTTCTATCATTATGCAATACAATATGTCACCCGAAACTCTAGTATCTGATGAGGCATCTATCGATACTAGTGTTGATAAATTGTTAAACCGAGATACAACTATTGAAACTCAGCATGCTGTTGCTGCAAATGGTGCTAAGTTTTCTCGGCATAAACAGGGTGTCTTTGCTGAGATTACTCAAACATTCTTTGATGATCGCCAAAAGTATAAGAAGTTGATGAAAGAAACTGAGCGGGAGTTTGAGAAAACAAAAGATCCCTCACTCAAAGCCAAGATCGCAAAATACAACAACTTCCAAATGGCTCGTAAAATTCAATTGAACAGCCTTTATGGTGCGATGGCTAACCAGTATTTTAGATATTATGATGACAGGATTGCCGAGGGTATCACATTATCAGGGCAGTTTATTATCCGAGAAACTGCAAAGGCACTTGATGAATATTTAAACGAGGTTTGTGGTACAGAAGGTGAAGTCTACTCTTTCTATTCTGACACAGATTCTTGTTATATTACAATGGACAAACTTGTTAAGAAGTTCTTCAAGGATATGCCCACAGAAAAGGTCGTTGATGTCTTGGATAAGATTGGCGAGGAAAAGATTGAACCAGCAATCGCAAAGGCAATGACTAAGTTAGCTGAGTACACAAATGCATACGAGGAGAAGATCTTCTTCAAACGTGAGGCGATTGCCGATAAAGGTATTTGGGTTGCCAAGAAACGATATGCTCTGAACGTCTGGGACAACGAGGGTGTTCGTTATGAACAACCCAAATTGAAAGCTATGGGTCTGGAGATTGTTCGTTCCTCTACGCCTGCGCCTGTGCGAGAAAGTTTGAAAGAAGCAGTAAATATTTGTTTGACTAAAGACCAAACTGCCTTGCAGAACTTTGTTGAAACTAATTGGAATGACTTTAAACAAAGACCTGTTGAGCAGATTTCATTCCCTCGAGGTTGTAATAATTTAATTAAGTATAGTTCTACCTCTGACATCTATCAAAAGGGAACACCAATTCAGGTTCGTGGAGCATTGTTGTATAACCACGAGTTGAAAAAGCGCAAACTTGATATGAAATATCCTCTAATAAACGAGGGCGATAAAATCAAGTTTGTATATTTAAAAGAACCAAACACTCTCGGTGAGAATATTATTGCATTCGCTTCAAAGGTTCCACCTGAGTTCGACTTGCATAAGTATATCGATTATGAATTGATGTTTGAAAAAGCATTTATCGAACCGCTAAATACTGTCGCAGAGAGCATTGGTTGGAAATCTAAACCAGTAGCCACACTAGAGGATTTATTCGGATAATGTATCAAATAGACGTTAAAAAATTTATGGATGCGTGTGATCAACCAAGCGATGTTGGTATGAAATCAGCGCAAGCATATTTGTATATGGAACTCATCAAAGAAGAATGGCAAGAAACTGTTGATGGGTTTGAAAAGGGAGACAAGGTTGAGGTTGCTGATGGGTTAGCAGACATGGTCTGGGTAATCTTGGGGATGGCTAATACACTAGGTATTCCTTTTGATGATGTCTGGCGTGAAGTCAGAGAATCAAATATGAGCAAGTGTGTTGATGGTAAAGTTATAAAAGATAAGAATGGTAAGGTAATGAAACCAGATACATATTTCAAACCAGATATCGCAAAAGTTTTATGACCCCAGTCACTCATCTAAACTACCCGATCGACAAGGATAGGTTGCTTGCTTTGGCAGAAAGCGTTAAGCATCTTGCAGATCCATATACTGATTCAAGATATCCAGGATTAGAACTTGACTCTTGGTTGATTTTAGAGTATACTGATGACTATATTGATGAGATTATGAAAGACCTTGGAGTGAATGGAAGTCCGAGGTTTTATTGGAAACAACCTAATTTTGCGTTGCCAATGCACGTAGATAACAACACCACATGTTCGATTAATTTTGTTTTAACAGATAACCCTGCGCCTGTTAAGGTTGAGGACAGTGAATATACTTATGAACAAGCTATCCTCAATACGACTAGATTACATGGGGTTGATGCTGAAGATCAGGAAAGGATCCTCCTCAAAATAAGTATTTTTGATGAAAGTTATGAAGACCTTGTAAATAGAATTCCCTATATTATTGGAGATTAAAATGAGCCTTATAGATAAACTACAAAAGAACTCGACTATCAAAGAGTCAAATGTTCTATCAAATTCAAAGTTCTTCAACACTAAGGACTTGATTCAAACATCAGTTCCAGCGTTGAACGTAGCATTGAGTGGTCGCCTTGATGGCGGTTTAACTCCTGGTCTTACAGTTTTTGCTGGACCAAGTAAGCACTTCAAAACAGCATTCGCTATGTTGATGATCAAAGCATATCTAGACAAATATGATGATGCTGTTGTTTTGTTCTATGATTCAGAGTTTGGTGCGCCACAGGGTTACTTCGACAGTTTCGGTATTGATACAGATCGTATCATGCATACACCGATTACAGATATTGAGCAACTAAAGCACGATATGATGTCTCAACTTAATAACATTGAGCGTGGCGATCACGTCATTATAGTTGTTGATTCAGTCGGTAATTTGGCTTCAAAGAAAGAAGTAGATGATGCGCTAGATGGTAAGTCAGTCGCTGATATGACTCGTGCTAAACAGATGAAGTCTTTATTCCGTATGATCACACCCCATTTGTCTATTAAAGATATCCCTGCTGTAGTTGTGAATCACACTTATATGGAAATTGGTATGTTCCCGAAAGCAATTGTATCGGGTGGTACAGGAATTTACTACTCTGCTGATAACATCTATATCATTGGTAGACAGCAAGAAAAAACTGGTACTGATATAACAGGATATAATTTTATCATTAATGTTGAGAAGTCACGTTATGTTCGAGAGAAATCAAAGATTCCAGTAGAGGTATCATTTGAAGGTGGTATCAGTAAGTGGTCTGGATTATTAGATATGGCTATGGAATCTGGTCACGTGGTCAAACCAAAAGTCGGGTGGTATCAAGTTGCTGCAAATGGTCCAGACAGTAAGAATTATCGAGCAAAAGAAACTCATAACAAAGATTTCTGGTTGCCTATTTTGTCTGATCATTCCTTCACCTCTTGGATTGAGTCAAGGTATTTGATTTCCTCTGGTTCTATTATGCAGGATGAAGTATCTGACGAAGATATAGCAGAAGCATATGAGTAAAGAATGCTTGACTTGTGACAGTTGTTCGTGTACAATAGAGACACAAACACCTGCTATTGTGTTTCAAACACCTGATGGTGATATTGGTCTTTGCGAAGACTGTGTTGAACGAGTGAGAAGAGAATTTATTGATGAGAATAGAGACACAAATTTTATCGAATCTAGTGACTAATGAAGAGTATGTCCGTAAGGTCACTCCTTTCCTAAAGTCAAGTTATTTTACCGAATCAGATGACAGGATTGTATTCGAGAAAATCTTTGACTATGTTGCGAAGTATAATAATCCACCAACTAAAGGTGTATTGTTGATTGCTCTTCAAGACGATAGAAAAATTAGCGAAGATTTGTATGTTCAGTGCGAGACCCTTATAAATGGGTTGAATACTCTTGAAGCCGATGAACAATGGCTTATAGATGAAACCGAGAAGTTTTGTAAAGATAAAGCAGTCTATAATGCTATCATGGATAGTATTCAGATTATTGACGGATCAGACAAGGAAAGGTCTAAAGATGCTCTACCTTCTCTGTTATCAGATGCTTTGTCAGTCGGGTTTGATAATAATATTGGTCACGATTATATTGAAAATGCAAATGATCGGTTTGAGTTCTATAATCGTGTTGAAGAAAAGATTCCATTTGATCTTGATTACTTCAACAAAATTACTGATGGCGGTCTTCCAAATAAAACACTGAATATTGCTTTGGCTGGTACTGGTGTTGGTAAGTCTTTGTTCATGTGTCATATGGCTGCAGCTTGTATCTCACAAGGTAAAAATGTTCTCTACATCACTCTAGAAATGGCTGAAGAAAGAATTGCTGAACGTATTGATGCTAATATGATGAACGTGCCCATCGGTGATTTAAAAGATCTTCCGAAGAAAATGTTTGATGATCGGGTAAATAAAATTAGAAACAAGATTGATGGTAAGTTAATCATTAAAGAATACCCAACTGCATCTGCTCATGCTGGTCACTTTAAAGCATTGATACAAGAACTCAAACTCAAGCGTTCATTCTCTCCCGATATTATATTCATTGATTACTTGAACATCTGTAATAGCAGTCGTTTCAAATCAGGCTCTAATGCAAACTCGTACACTATTATCAAAAGTATTGCTGAGGAACTAAGAGGTCTTGCCGTTGAACACGACCTTCCTATTGTTTCTGCAACACAGACTACTCGTTCTGGTTATGGTAACAGCGATGTTGAATTGACTGATACTTCGGAATCATTCGGTCTTCCTGCCACGGCAGATCTTATGTTTGCCCTTATAAGCACCGAAGAACTTGAAGAACAACAGCAGATTATGGTGAAACAGTTGAAAAACCGATATGCCGACCCCACTTCTAACAAAAGATTTATGATCGGGGTTGATAGATCTAAGATGCGTTTGTTTGATTTAACAGAAGAAGTACAGAATCAAATAGTTGATAGCGGTCAAAACAAAAGTAATGCTTCTCTTGACTATTCGTTCAATACTCAAATGAATTCTAATTATGACAATTTTAAGTTATAAATAAAAAACCTATGGGATATTTGAAATTATGATCCTTAAAAATAAAATGGATAAACAGGAAAAAACTATGCTTGATCTTATTAAAAGTAAACTCGGAAACAGAAAGGGACACGATGGAATCGTGTTAATTGCAGCAGGAATTACATTTTTACTGTTGAAACCTATCGCTAACATTGTCGCTGTTGCAGCCATTGGTTATGGAGCATGGACAATCTGTATGGACGAGTAATGTCTAAGGTACTCATTGGAATAATTTTTGTTATGGGTCTCGGGGGTTATTTTCTCTATAACAAGAATCAAGAACTCATACAGTTGAACACTGCCTATGAGGTAAGAGATGCCGAACAAAGAGAAGCAATCCAAGCCATACAAGAAAGAATGGTTGTATCTCAGAAAGCATTAGCAAATCTACAATCTCAAAATCAACAATATGAGGCAGAGATGGCTAATTATCTTGATATCTTTAGACGGCATAATCTCGCTCAACTCGCAAGCGCAAAACCTGGAATGATTGAGGTGAGAGCGAATGACAGAACTAAGGAGGTCTTTGATGCAATTGAAAAAATTAGCACTGATCTTTCTACTATCAACGACTAGTGCCTGTTCTCTGCTGGGGACAAAAGACGTTGAAGTCATAACTAAGCCGATCAAGATAGACATCGCGCAACCTGTTATGCCCAGACCTTTGGATTTGAAAGAACCAAAGTGGTATGTTGTTTCTGATGCAAAGGCAAGTAATCCTTGTAACAAAGAATCATTTGATCCACCGCAGTTTTATGATAATGGTGAAGAAAGGTACAAAAGACCTAAAGTAGATCATCCTGATGGTTTACTTAATGAAAAAGGTCGAGTCATAAGAGTGTGTAAGCTGGGAAGAGAAAACCCAGATTGGCCAGATGATTATACATACATGGATAGATTTATTGACGACATCAAAAAGAAGTATTCTGGCGATGTAGTATTTGTGGCAATGACAGTTGAGGATTATGAGTTAATGGCTTATAACACTCAGGAAATTAAACGATATATCAGCCAACTAGGTGAGGTTATCATTTATTACAGAAATGTGACGATAGGTGATGAAGAAGCACAGGCGGTTGAAATTAAGATAGATAAAGAGGAAAAGTAATGGAATTCATTTTAGATCAGTTAGTAAACTTTTGGCAATTCACTGTTGTAGGTATTTTAATCATAGTTGGCTTCGTTGTAAATTATTTCGGTGTTGACCAAGAAGATCCTATTGTAAACCTTTCATTTAAAGAAATGCCACATATGAAACCAATCACAATACCAACTGCTGGTAAGGGTTTTTGGAGTGCAATTAAAATGTGGTTACTTGGTGTCCGAACGTGGGAAATCGCTAAAGACTGGAACTTCGAAGTTTGTGGTGAGAAATATGTGATCCCAAAAGGTTTTGTGTTTGATGGCGCATCTGTTCCTAAGTTCCTCGCTTCTTGGTTGTCACCAACTGGCGTATTACTTATTGGTGGTCTTGTCCACGATTATGCCTACAAGTATACTGTTCTTCTCAAGAAAGGCAAAAAATCTACTTCTGAGCCTATGACTCAAAATGAAGCTGATCAACTGTTCAGAGATATAAACATTGAACAAAATGGATTTCACGTTTTGAATAAACTTGCTTATTGGGCACTAGTTATTGGTGGGTTTGTGGCTTGGAATGGTCATCGTAAAGCAAATTGCAAAGTTGAGGTTAAGTAATGTCTGAAGAAGAAAAGGTTTTCCACCCAGCAGATTCAAATGGTGATGGAAAGGTATCAAAAGAAGAAGAAAAAATGTACCTTGAGTTTAAACGTAAGGAACTCGAAGATGCTGATGCAATGCGTGATGCGCAACGCAATATGGCATGGTTCTCACTTGGAGGAATGTTACTCTATCCATTCGCTGTAGTTATTGCTTCTCTCACTGGATTAGATCAAGCACAAGAAACGCTAGGTGATATGGCTCCAACATATTTTGTTGCTGTTGCTGGTATCGTTGCTGCATTCTTTGGTACTCAAGCTATGAAAGGTAAGAAGTAATGGATCCAGTAGAAGCGTGGAACTCATTATCTTACTTTGATGGTGTCTTGTTCACTATTTGGTTGGGTATACTTTACACTGGTAAATGTTGGATAGATAGCAAATTCAAGTAATAAAAGTGTTGACTTTTTCATTATAATGTAGTATAATAGTCCTTTGTGATGAGGATTTTATTATGGATGCACTACTTGATTATATTGATGAATTGAATGCAAACAGAGTTTTTAAACTTCAGAACACTGCCACCTATTGGCGCCATAAAGGTGTCGAAACGATTGAGCAATTTGCTCGTCACGCTATAGAGGTGGCATTTACTGATGCTTGGATAGGGTGTTATGGTGTACGGCACAATGGTTCTATTGATCACTTCACTGATTCTGAATTGATTAGTATGACTGATGAATTAAATGAGCAACGATTATTTGACGAGGAATTATAATATGTTTAAAAAAGTTTCTGAAATGTATCGTATGATAATGGACTTGAGGTTCAATCCTCTTAGATTTATTCCTGACCCAGTAATGCAAGGTTATCTACTGATGGCTCTGTTTGTTATGTGGTCAGGATTCTTTGGTTTGATTGCGATCTATTATATTGGCTGGTTGGGTTATAGCATCCCAGTAGCGATCGGTGTTCACATAGCATTAGTTGTCCCTACAATTATTACTAATGCAGTGTTTGAAATGGCTGAAGAGGATAAACACTAATGGAAGATTTAACTTGGACATTATGTCCACATGGTAAAAGTAAAAATGTGGCGCAGTGGGTAGTAGATAATTTTTCAGATAAGACTGCTACTCGTGCTGTCGATGTTTGGGTAAAGGCATCTCAACAAATATTAGATGCAGAAAAGGATAAAAACTGATGCCCTTGTATGATTTTATGAATGAAGAGACTGGTGAGGTCGAAGAAAGGATTGTAAGTATCTCAGGGTTTGACCAGTTTCTTAAAGATAACCCTCATTTGAAGCAAGTGCACATTAATGCTCCTGCGTTGAATCAGGGGGGTTTGGGTGACAGAGTTAAGAATGATGGCGGTTTCAAAGAAGTCCTTTCTAAAATTTCTGATGCCAACCCGAACTCAAAACTTGCTAACACTTATGGTAAAAAAGACAAAAAGTCTGTTGCCGTGAGAGAAGCTGTTCAAAACGTCCAGAAAAGAATGGGCGATATTTCAACCAAAAATGCAAAAGACAACTGATATAAATATAGGATAAGATAATGGCTGAAGAAAAAACAAATCCTCTTGAAGGTGAGATAAACGTAGAATATGAAGAGATGCTTTCATCACTCATCACATCTTTGACAAAGGAAAGACTTGGTGCGTTGGCTCAAGGTAAAGTTATTGCAAATAAATACAACGAACTTCTTAAAGCGAACCAAGAGTTAAACGAAGCGTTAATTAATGCTCAAGAAGAATTGAGTCATAAGAATAAAGAAATTAACAAATTAAAAAAGAGTGTAAAAAATAATGCGAAGTCTGAGGACATTTCTGAATGAAGATGCACAAGGAAAGAATCTGCATCTAGAGCATATTGAGGACGAAATCCTCAATCATGGCATTGGTGGGGCGAGAGGTTCTATCAATTTCATCAGATCCCTCAGAGATATGTTGGCTGGTCATTCGCGATCCTCTATTAACATGACAGTTAAGTGGGATGGCGCACCAGCCATTTTTGCAGGGATAGATCCTTCTGACGGCAAATTTTTTGTCGCTAAAAAATCAGTTTTCAATAAAACTCCACTCCTTTATAAGACGCAATCAGATATTTCTTCTGACCCAAAACTACCTGCGTCTCTGAAACCCAAATTCAGTATTGCCCTTCGAGAGTTCTCGAAGTTGGGCATTACTAATGTTCTCCAAGGTGATTTGATGTTTACATCAAGTGATCTAGAGTCCGATATGATTGATGGGCAACGTCACACAACTTTCCAACCTAACACAATCGTCTATGCAGTTCCTCAGGGAACGCCACTTGACGTCAAGATTAAAAAAGCAAAGATTGGTGTAGTTTGGCACACGTCATATTCTGGACGCTCTCTACCAGAAATGCAAGCATCGTTTGGTGCTAATATAAACAATCTTCGTAAATCTCCTTCTATCTGGATGGACGATGCAACATACAAAGATGTATCTGGTAAAGCAACCTTCACTCAAACAGAAACTGCTTCAATTACTGCAGTTCTTTCTGGTGTTGGCACTACATTCAGAAAAATAGACTCCGCGAAACTAAATTCATTTCTACGCTATCAAGCAGGGTTTACTGGTAAGATGCTTGGAGCGAGCGTGAAGACATATATAAACTCTAAAGTCAGACAACAAAAAGATTTGAAAAGATCTCACGCTTCAGGGTACTCAGCGTTTGTTGCCGACAAGTATGATAAAGAAATCGCCAAATTAAAAACCGAGAAATCGCAAAAGGCACTTTCTGATAAGAAAGAAGCTGCAATTAAACTTGCTAATGAATATCAAGAATTACTTGGAAATATATTTGAATTCATGTCTGGTATTGTTCAAGCCAAAAATATGATTGTTACAAAATTAGACAGCGTAAAGGGTATGGGAACATTTATTAGAACTTCAAATGGTTTCAAGGTCACAAATCCAGAGGGGTATGTTGCTATTGATCGTGTGGGCGGTAATGCGGTCAAACTTGTAGACAGAATGGAATTCAGCTTCAACAACTTCACAGCTATAAAGGCATGGGACAGATGAGTAAAACATTAGTATTTGCATTTGGTAGGATGAATCCTCCCACAGTTGGGCATGGTAAACTTGTATCAAAGGTAAAGCGTGTTGCAACGACTAATCGCGCAGACCACCTTATTATCGCCAGCCACTCTTTTGACAAAAATAAAAACCCACTAGATCCGAAACTAAAGTTGAAACATCTAAAGGGTATGTTCCCAAATACTAATTTTAAATTATCAGATAAAATGAATCCTAATTTCATCTCTCAACTTAAATTGTTGACTGGCAAGTATGATAATGTAATAATGATTGCTGGTTCTGATCGCGTACCTGATTTCCAACGATTGCTCGATAAATACAACGGAAAAGATTTCACATTCAAGACTGTAAAAGTTGTATCTGCGGGTGAGAGAGATCCTGATGCTGATGGCGTTACTGGTATGAGTGCAAGTAAGATGAGACTCCTAGCAAAGAATAATGACTTCAACGGATTTAAGCGTGGATTACCTGCTGGATATCGTGGAGCGAAAGAATTGTTCAATGATGTCCGAGATGGGATGCAATTGAAAGAAACGTATGTATCATTTTCACAATATATCAAGGAATAATAATGAAACTAAGTAAAAATTTCTCACTTAAAGAGTTTACAAAGTCACAGACTGCAACTCGTTTGGGTATCGATAATACTCCAGAAGGCGAGCATATGCGTGCTGCACAGGAGTTGTTCACACAGGTAGTACAACACGTCAGAGATGAGTTTGGCATAACTCGTATCAACTCAGGGTATCGTTCTCCTGCACTAAATGAAGCTATCGGTGGTTCTCCTCGTTCTCAACATAGTAAAGGTCAAGCGGTTGATATTGAATGCGACAAAGCAGATAATTTAGTTGTTGCTCAATGGATCCGAGACAATCTAGAGTTTGATCAACTCATTTCCGAATTTTATACTGAGGGCGATCCTTCTTCAGGGTGGGTTCACGTTTCTTATGTAAGCCCAGAAGATAATCGTAAACAATGCCTAACTGCTCAGCGTGTTGACGGAAAGACTCAATACAGTGTTGGACTTCCCGAATAATTATAAATAAGACTATGAAGCCATTTAAAACTTACTTAGAAGAATCCAGAATCACTTGGATCAAAAAACCAGATGGATACGACAGTGCACGTAGGATGATTTACAAGCACGTGACGTCAGATGGTAAGTTTGAGATTCGTATGTCTGGTATGGATAGTACTCGTAAGAACAGAGATGGTAGTCAGAAAGTGATGCCTACAATTTTTGATAATCATCCTCCATCATTTAGACCCAGACATCCTGTTACAGCATACAAAACTGTCAATGATGCTAAGAAAGATGTTCAAAGGTGGAGAGATAGTCATGGAGTTTAAGGACTTCATTTCAGAAGGCGTAAACGACCCAGCCATTTTCAAGGCAGTATTCCTTGCAGGTGGTCCTGGAAGCGGTAAGTCTTTTGTTGTTGGTAATACTGCATTACAAGCACAAGGTTTGAAGCTGATAAATTCAGACAACTTTTTTGAAACCTTGCTTGCTAGAGAGGCGATGACGCCAACTCCAGAAAATATATATTCTCCTAGAGGTCAGCAAATAAGAAATACAGCTAAAGCACTGACTGCTCTTCAACAAAAGATTGCTGTAAAAGGTCGTTTGGGTCTTGTCATTGACGGAACTGGTAAAAATCTCGCAAAGATTAAAACCCAAAACGAAAAACTAAAGAGTCTTGGCTATGATACTGCGATAGTATTTGTAAATACTGATAAAGAAACTGCAATTGAACGAAATAGAAAAAGACCAAGACAACTCCCAGATGAAAAAGTAACAATGATGTGGAAAGGTGTTCAGAATAATATGGGCGCATTTCAACAGATCTTCAAAGAAAATATGTTTATCGTTGATAACAGTGATAACGTAAACACAGAAGCTAATATGTTACAAGCATATAGAAATGTTAAGAGGTTTGTTGACTCACCTATACAATCACATATTGCTAAGAAGTGGATATCTGATCAAAAGTCTTCTAGAAACAGAATGAATGAAAAATTAGACGCATCTGATTCAATGGGTAAGTGGATTGATGATTTCCAGAAGTCTGATGCACCACAATTCAAGGGTAAGAATAAAAAGAAACGACGCCAAATGGCAGTCGCAGCAAAGTTGGATGCTATGGATGAGAAAACAGAAGTAAGACAGGATAACGATATCGCTAAGAGGAAAGGCAGTCAACCTGCCAAGTACCACGCAGGTTTGAGTAAATCTACCAAACAAAAGCGGGATGCACAATTCAAACGCCAATCGAAAATGTCTGATAGTAATCCAAAGGCATATAAACCAGCACCTGGAGATGCAACTGCGAAGACTAAACCTTCAAAGTATACAAAGTTTGTTCAACGTATGATGGACGAAGAAGGGTTTGAGCCACACATGATGTACCACCCAAAGACTGGAAAGGGTATCATGGCGAAAAGGTATGCAGACCACGTTAGACTCGACAAACTCGGTTACGTCCACGACAAGAAAGATGTTAAAGAAAAGGTAGAAGATGTCTTGGTTGATCCAAAGACTAAGAAAGACCCAATGGCTCTACCCAAAATAGGTAAACTTCGCAACGTACAGAAACGTGTCTCGAAACAACGTGTGAAAGATACCAAAGTATTCGATAAGATTAAAATTGACGAGAACGAACTTCCTAGATCAACTTCCTTAGATGAAGTTTCAATGTCAGATATCGTTAAATCCAAGACGATCTATAAAGACAAATATGCTCAAATGGCTAAATCAGTTCTTGACGACTATAAGAAAGATAAAAAAAGTCGAGGCGGTAGAGCAAGGCATGATGTATATTTTTATGCAGGAAAACTACTTCGCAAGTTTAATTTGACAAACAAATTCAATACAAAGATTCTTGGTAAACAGGCAGTCGACCTATTAGGTGAAGAAGCCAAGTACGAACGAGGAACTCCTGAAGCTACTGCATATATGAAAGCGATGACTCCAGGAGAGCCAGGAAAAACTACTAAGAAAAATAAAACATCCTCAAAAAGACATTATAGAGTAGACGAGAAAAGTATCTGCGAAGAAGATGGTATAATGTGTGGCGAAGGTAAGTATTACTGTAGACAACGTAAAGCGTGTGTCGACATTCCCGAGGGGTATAAAGATCGCGGAGATGGATACATTGTCAGAGAAAGTGTTGCTGATGCAATAGAACACGTGAATAATTTGTACGCAGGTATTCTTGAGAATCTAGAGGATAATGGAAAACCAATTGTCGCTGAGCCAATGGACACTGCATTGACTGAAAAAGATATACGAGATATGATGCTTCAGGCAGACAACGTCACGATTGATGATATGGTAGACCTTGGAATATTAGAACCCGATGAAGTGGTAGAAGT